TGCGCCAGCCGCCGTTGCGACCATTTTTGCCGTTATCAATTGCCATAGTGTATTATTTAGCTGGGATTAGCTAGAGTATTTTAATAACTTCTCGTCAACATAAAGTTGATTTTTAAATATGCCAGCTAGTTCTTCTAGCTTTTTAAGTTGCATAGTCATCATTTCGGTATTAGATGCACCGCTTAGAGCCGGCGCACCTGCGGTTGCCGGAGTGTCAATTGGCACAATGGCTTCTGTACCGTGCATGGTAAGATTAGGTGTGTAGCCTTGCTGTGGCCCACTTAACAAGGCACCGCTGGCAGCACTAACTTGAGCATGTATGTGACCACCTGTGGCTTTTGCACTCGGAGCATTGTATTCGTCAATGGCCAATGTTGCACCCATGCTCTTGAGCATACTAACAATGTTGGCACCTTCTTCTTTGTTGGGTTTTTTGGAAAGAGCAAAGTCCATGGCCAGGCCTTTGGTATGCTGGCTGGTTCCGGCTCTTTCCTGATGAAATTTGTCATTGAATCCAGAGAAATAAGCAAAGCCAGGAACACTTGATTGTACCTGTTTGGCCATTTCAATGATTTTGGTACTAATTCCAGAACCTTCGGCTTGAACATCGCCTTGTTTGATCTTAAGACCCATGCCAGCAAGATCTTGCTGACTTGTTGGTTTTATTTCGCCAGGTGCGCCGGGTGTTGCTCGAGATGGCTCGCTGGGTGCTGTTTTTTTCTGATCTTCGGTTGATTTTTTCTCAAATTCTTTCTGTACTTCTTGAGATTTTACTTCGCGCTCTTTTTTAATTTCTTCTTTGGATTTGCCTTTGATGCCTAATGCTTTATTAATACTTTCAACTAAATTGTCCATCGACTCAGTGACTGCGTCAACTGCTTTGGAGGCATACGGCAATCCTTTAAACCCTAATTGCTGGATTCCAATGCTCATTTTTTCCATATCTTTTTGAGCTTTAACAGTCGATGCGGTTAATTTATCTTGTCCGGTTAATAATCCTTGTTGTTCCTTTTCTGCCTGTACAGACGCACCTTTACGTCGTGAGTTTAACGCATCACTAACTTGATTGTATGCAACAAACGATTCAGACACACCATTGGTGAACTTAGCAGTTATCTGCATAGCATCTTTGTTGGCTTCTAGCGCATCAAGCAATTCATCGTTGGCTTGATCGGCTGTAATTTCGCCAGCTTTTAACCTAGCCATAATGTTGGTGGCGGCGCCATTAGTGCTGGCTACTAATTTACGAGCCGCATCGGTGTTAGCAGATCCAGATGTTAAATCTCTTACACCTTGTCCAAGATCTTTGCCCAACTTGGACATACGACTGTCCATGGCTTGTAATTCTTTGGCTTCTTTTTCACGACCTTGTGCATACAGTTCGTCTACGTTGGCACGAAAGCGTGATTCACTTAACGATGCATCTTGTTGTTTTTGTAATTCTTCTCGACTGTATCCGGTAACTCGTTGCAACTTGTCTAATTCTATGGCATACTGTTTGGCGCCGTCAGCTAGTTGCTTGGCATCCATGGCTTGTGATTTACCCAAGCGTGTTTGTTGCGTTACAAATGCTCCAACTGTGGCGCCAATTTGATCACCACTCATGCCCAGTCTGCGTAAGCTATCGTCACTGCCTATTGTGAGTTCGCCTACTGCTTTGGAAAAATCTTCTGCGCCTTCGCCGGTGGTGCCTTTGAAACGAGCCAAGGCCATAGCATTGTCGCCAACCAGCTTGGTAAATGTGTTTAATTGTAAACCACTTTGTGTAAACTGTTGTTGCAGTCCACTCATACCACTTGCGGTTAAGCCCCCAACTTTGCCTAGTTCATTAAATGCCTTGGCGCTGGCGTCCATTTGCCCCAACATAAATTTGGCGGCTTCGGCTGTGGCCTTGATGCCAGCGTTGAGTGCTTCACCAGCATAGGGAATTGTTTTGGCCATGCCGCCCATGGCGTCACTGGCTACATCTACAACTTTGTTTAAACTTTTAAAACTGGTATCGCCCTTGCCAAGATCAACTGCAAATCCTCCAAGGCCTTTAGCAATGTCTTTGGCTCCAGCATACGTGGCTTTCTTAAACGCATCCATGCCTTTTTCTGCATCTTTAGTGGATGCATCAAGTCCTTGCATGGCCTTAGCCAGCTCTTCCATTTCTCGTTGTAATTCTGGATCAATATCTGCCATGATTACGCTTTAGCCTTTAGTATTCTTTGTTTAACTGCCAGTTGATTTTTTGCACTTGCTATTAGTAAATCAAGTTGTTCCATTTGTAATCCAAACATCTGCGGGTCAATACTAGCCTGTCCGTTGGCTAAATTGGCTGCATCCATTGCTTGTTTATTTAAAGGTTTTACTTCGACTCCTGCCATTGATGTGTTAGGATTATAACCTTGTTGTGGCCCACTTAACACAGCGCCCTCGGCTGCAGTACGAGTTTTTCCAGGGGAGGCTTCGCCACCGCCCATTTTCTTATCTGCCCAGGCCTGCAAATCAGCCACAGTCCGCATAGAACTAAGTGATGGGTTTGCTGCCAATTGGTCTTTGCTCACGACATCTGTCAACAGAGCATTTGGACCAGCCAACAGTGCCCTAGCAGCGCCACCTGCACCCAAGAAGTGTGCCAGATACATGTTGGCATCTGTGGGTTCTATACCTCTGCGAGTCAGTGCTCCAGAGTTTTTCTCCATCAACACGCTCATTGCTTCATACTGCAATGCGGTGTTTTGTTTGTAATCATCAAAAGTTTTGCCATACAAGGGCGAGTCTGCTCGTGAGTTCTTGACTAGATCTTCAAAGGTGTCTTTGGTGAATTGAAACAGACCTGTGGCTGTACTGGTTGCTTTGCCCCCAGGGCCACTACGATTGTCAATGTTCCTGCCGCCTGACTCGGCCATCATGATCTTATTGGCTAGTTCTTCTTTGGTTTTTGCAGGACCGCCTTCTTCTGGCTTGGCGGGGGTTGTTGTAGGAGAGGTAGCAGTTGTTGTAGTAGGTGCAGTTGCAGGTGGTTTTCCTGAAGCCGTGACTCCGTATTTTTTCTGCTCAGCGGGTGTAAGTTCTGCAACTCCGGCTGTAATTATTTCAGCACCACCCATGTCCATACCCGTGGTAGTTGATTCGGCAACAGGTTTAACACCTTGAAGTCTGTTTGTGATAAATTCAATAGCTTTATCGATAGTAACAGCCACAGCATCGACTGCATCAGCAACATATGGCAGAGCTTGGAATCCTAGTTTTTGGAGTTCCATGTTCATGTTTTCCATTTGTTGCTGAGCTTTTATGGTCGATTCAGTTAGGTCATCTGATTTGTCTAGTTGTTTTTTCTGGGTGGTACTGGCTCGCTTGGCAGCATTTTTATCAATGCTTGCCACTGCATCGCTCACAGCAGAATATTCAAGTGTGCCAGCAGCAGCGGCGTCAATTTGACTGCCTAGCTGACGCTGACGCTCTTGTTGAGCTTTCATAGCGTTCTTTAATTCAATACTGGCGTCGGCTTGACTTAGTTTGCCTTCTTTCAGCCTATTCATGATGTCTAGTGCTGCGCCGCCAGTGCTGGCCATTAACTTGCCGCCAGCTGTTCCCATTTCAGAAGTGCCCGACACTAGGTCAGCAACACCTTGTCCCATTTCCTCACTAAATCCGGCAAATTCTGTTTGTAAATTTTGTATGGCTCTAGCCTGGCTGTTGCGGCCGTCACTAACCATTTCATCAATGTTGGCACGGAAACGCGCCTGGCTCAACATCTTGTCTTGTTGTGCTTGAATATTACCTGCGCTTTGACCTGTAAGTTTTTGTAGTTGATCCAGGTCCATAGCATACTGCTTGGTGCTAGCAATCAACTCAGCATTGGTCATGCGCTGTGATTGACCCAAGCGAGTTTGTTGATTAATAAATGCAGCAGTGGTCTGACCAATTTGTTCAGCACTCATGCCCAAGCGACGCAGAGTCATGTCGCCTTTGTCTGTGAGTCCGCCTACTATTTCACTAAAAGCATCAGTACCTTCGGCAGTGGTGTCTTTCCAACGAGCAAAACTGGCAGCGTTGTCGCCAACAATTTTGGTAAAAGTTTCAAGTGGTAATCTAGCTGTAGTAAATTGCTGTTGCAACCCACTCATGCCTTTGGCACTAGCGGCAGCCACTTGGCCCATTTGATTAAATGCTTTGGTAGTCGAATCTAACTGCCCTAGCATGAACTTGCCAGCTTCGCCGGCTGCTTTGGCTGTTTGGCTAAGACCTGCACCCACTATAGGAATTGCTTTGGCCATGTTGGCCAAGGCATTGGTTGCTATGTCAATTACCGACGTAAGACTTGAGAAACTGGTATCGCCTTCACCTACTGATTTTGCCCAGCTGCCTAGACCTTTACCAACATTTGCAACACCAGTTACAGTGGCTTCTTTCAAGGCTTTCATGCCTTTTTCTTGATCTTCTGCGGTTATGCCAAGACCCTGCATATCAGCTGATAAATCAGCCATTGCTTTTTGAAGGTCGTCAAATTCTTTAGACATGCTTTTTCGCCACTAAGTAGTATACTATTACTTATGGTGGCAAAAATGAACCCAAATCCGAATCCGTTAAGCAAGTATTTCCGTCAACCGGCGATTTATTTGCGCTTGCCCAGCAGTGGCAAATTCTATCCGCCTGGTACAATTAACATGCCTCCTAGCGGCGAATTGGCAATATACCCAATGACTGCTGTGGATGAAATTACCAACCGTACACCAGATGCCTTGTTTAACGGCTCGGCTACAGCCAACATCATTGGCAGTTGTGTACCCGATATCAAAGATCCGTGGGCAGTTACCACCGTTGACATCAGTGCATTGTTGTGCGGAGTTAGGTTGGCCAGTTACGGGCCCGACATGAACATCACAACCACTTGCCCTAGTTGCGGTCATACACACGAAATCACAGTTGATTTGCGTTTGGTCTTAGATCAAATTAAAATGCCTGACTATAGCGAGCCATTGGTTGTAGGTGATTTAAATTTTTACTTTACTCCACTAACATATCGTCAAATCAACGAGATTAGTAAAACACAGTTTGAGGATTCTAAATTAATACAAGTATTAAATGACACCGAGCTTCCAGAAGAACAGCGCATGGAAAAACTTGGCGAAGCATTTAGACGTATTACTACATTAACTATTCATAGTATTTCTGCCAGCATTGGTGCTGTTAAAACCCAAGATGCTATGGTTACCGATCAACAACAAATTGAAGAGTTGTTGGTTAACGCCCCTAAGAGCTTGTTTGAAGCTGTAAGAGATCGTGCTGTGTTGTTAAGAGAACAAACCGATCTTAAACCTGTACAGATTACTTGCGAGGAATGCCAGCATCAATATCCGCAAGCATTTACCTTGGACATGTCAACTTTTTTCGAAACCGCCTCCTAGTCCTAGACTCTAATGCCATCGGCGAGTTGATCGAAGGCATGGAGACTCAAACACGCAACATTCGGCTTGATGTTTTAAAATTGTGTTGGTACATGCGAGGCGGCGTTACATATGATGAAGCCATGCAAATGAGTCAATCAGAGCGCGATATAATTGACGAAATAATTAAAGACAACTTAGAAACCACAAAGAAATCAGGACTTCCGTTCTTTTAATGTTAGACTTAGCTACCGTAAAACAAGATATAGAAAAATGGATTGTGGACTTTGTAGAAGTTCCTCATCCTGCCTTGGGTGGTTGGGCTCCATGCCCGTATGCCCGCAAGGCTAGACTCGATCGCGACTTTACAGTCAGAGTGGGAATAAATCCTTACTTTGACTTGATCAATGTTGCCCGAGATGGATTGGGCGGCAAGAGCGTACTCATACTTGCTTACGATCCTAACGAATTCTTTTACTCACAATTTACCAGCGACATACAAGCTGCTAACGAAGAAGCCTTGCTACGCAACAATATACTAGCGTTGGAGGATCATCCCGGAGATCCAGAAATTGTCAACGGTGTTAGCATGAACCAAGGTACCTATGCTCTAGCACTTGTGCAAAGTCTTAGTGATTTGAATGAAAAAGCCCAACTTGTTGCCAAGAAGGGCTTTTATGATACCTGGCCAGAAGACTACTTACAGGCCTTGTTCAAAAATCGTATAGATCCGCGCTCAACTTAATCTTACTGTCGCGGCGGCATAACCAAACATACTTGTCCGTATCGGTGCTCCATACGTCACCGTCCCACCACTCAAACCCTTGTGCATCTGCTTTGTAGATCGAGCTTTTTTCATAGCCCGGTCCTAAGTAAACATATTCGTAGCCTTGTTGTTTAGCCCAAGCAATTTCATGTTGCAAACTGCGACTGCCTAAGCGTGTAGCTGGCATACTGTAATCCCAAACAAACAGGCAAGTTTCAATGGCCTGATCTGTGTAGTGACGTAGCTTGGCCCAGGCAATAAAAATGTCATCGTGATAATAGGCCATGAATCGATCATGACTTAGACGTTGTCCTACTTCAAAGTATTTTTTAAACTTTTTGTAATAGCAATAACTGGTATAGATATGATCCATTTCTGTAAACTGTGCCGGTGTAGGATCGTTGATGATGCAAGCAGTTGGCAACAGCTCGTAATCGGTAGCACTGGTCCTGATTCTAGTACTACGACTTTGATACCATCGTATTTGATTGTTTTTTATTGTTTGTAAAAAACCCATTTCCAAAGCAGTGTTGTACTCTTCAATCAACACTCCTGTAAGTTCACAATCAAAATGAAAAAACTCACCTTGTTCTTGCTGGCCAAAATTATGATTGAACTTTAATTGCATATAATTATATATGTATATTATTACTCAAGGACAAAATAATGGCAGATCTCTACACTATATGGGCAAACAAAGAAGGCGACATCTCCGACCTGGATTGGGTCAACGGAATGAAAAGTTTCTTTGAACATTTGATCTCAGAAGGCAAAATGGAATCGTACAGAATTACTCGTTGTAAAATGGGCTTTCGTAGTATTGCTGACATGCCTGAGTGGATGATTTTGATGGAGTTTAAAGACATGGGACAAATGGACAGTGCGTTCCGTCGTGTTGCTCCGCTAGAAGGAGAACTTGAAGTAAAACATAAATCTTTCAATCAATTTGTTGCTGGAGATATTCAGCATGCCTTATTTAGAGATTGGCCTGACCAGTTCTAGATAAAAAGTTTATAGAACTAGACATTTGTATGATTTTCTTTCTGATTGTATAAAAAAGTTTTAATTTGTTTGGTTTTGTAAGATTTTGTTAGTTACATTAAAAGGTTAGCAAAGCTAACCTATGTCTTTCGCTAAAGCTCAGACATAATTTTTTAAGTAGAACATAATTGCTTTTCTTACGCATTATCCAGATTATGTGGTCACAATTCACCGTATGCACGGTGAACTGACCTTGACACATTATCCGAGTGACAGCAGTCATTTATTATAAAGAGATTGTATTTCTACGCAGAGGCGGTTGACCGGTACCCCTTACTCTAGCTTCACAAATCAACGGAACCCTAGTAACCCGATAATAAATCCAAGTCCTATAAGCATGGGTCGTATCTTTTTCAACGGAGCCCAAACCATTTGTTGCCTTAAGTTAGCAATTGCCTTTCGCACACAAGATTATCCGGACCGGGTATCTCACCGTTCCTCCTTGCGAGTCTAGCAACCTAGACCAAACACAGCGGGTTAATGTCTTACAATGATTTAAATTTTGTTTTTTATGTGACTACCGTGTACACGCACTTGAATATGCCCGTTGTAGTAGTCATCTGACTCTAATACTCGTCTTGCGAACTGTTCTCTTGCTTCTATATAACTGCACTCTGATTTAGATTTGCAGTAGTATAGTATTTCACGAGTAAAGTTCTCGATGCCTAGTTTTTCTATATCTTTAGTTAATTCCGGACTTGAGCCGTAGTATAGTTGCCAGTCTGAGTCTATTTTTGATCTGATTTTCTTGCGCTTTTTGTTGCCGTTTTTTAATTTTACTGTCTTGTATGTTGTCTTACTAAATTTTGCTAATTTTTTTCCAATGTATTTTCTGCCAGTTATGTTGTTTGTTATCACGTACACAAAACCAACGCACTCTTCGGGCAAGATATCAATTTGATTGTTTTCGTAGAGCCATACCATGGACTTATAGTTATCATGTTACCACTCACTTGCGTATTTTTTATCAACTCGGCTCGCTGCACACTTAGTCTGGCACTCTTGCCACTTAAATGTTTGGAACTGTCCTGTCCAAAATTCATCAGTTAGTGCATCGGTTAATGTTCTTGTTTTTAAATCAAATCGGTTGGCATTTTGTTGCCACTCACTGTTGTGTCCGTAACGATTGGCCACCCAACAGCAAGGAAATAATCTGCCCTGAGCATCAATATACAATCCTTTGTTGCCTATTTCGCACAAGGGTTTGACCCCGTTGGTTTCTTTGATGTTGTTGTACAAACGAATGTTGGTTTCTGAAACTCGAGTAGTTAACCCACGTGAGCTGGTTTTGTATATTTCTCTTTCAAATCGTTCGCTGGAACTAATAAGTGACGCTGTTGGTTGTAAGGGATCATCTTCGCCATAGCTGGGATATATTTTTCCAAACTTGGTACTCTTGGTTAATTGTAGTGCATCTGCGCCCCAGCGCACAGCCAAATTAATTAGTTTAGCTATGTGTTTTTCGTTAAACTTAAATGCAATAGCTGCCCAAACAATTTGACATGCACTTGCTTTTCGCAAGTACACTAACCCTTCTAAAATACTATCGTAGTCGCTGTTGACACGATATAAGTTGTTGCTTTCGTTGTCCCACCCATCGATGCTAAAATGCACAGTATCCGTGTCAGTTAAAACAGCGCCTAATTGACTCCAAAACTCAATCTTTTTGTGACTACCGTTAGTAATAATAACTATCTCAACAGGTTTGATGCTTTTGATATAACTGATAACTGGTACGAGATCGTGAGCATAGATAGGATCGCCGTCATCACCACAGAATGTGATTTTTTCAACATTGGCTAGAACAAATTCTGGCGTAAAATTTCTTTTAAAGAACTCTAAATCAAGTTCAGTGTTGATCAAACTGTCTGGCACTTCTTGACGAGCACAGCGAGGACAACGCAACGTACACTTACTGCTAATCTCAATGTGAAAGTGCCACGTGGCTAATGTCATGCTATTTCTACATCCGTATTATAACTTGTAAACCCATTTTCTTTGACTACCTTGAGTATGTTCTCTACACGACCAGCCAGCTCATCTCTGTGACTTACCAGCCAAATACTCTTGTGCCGCTCACGACTCATTTGTTTAAGTAATCCTAGAGCACTTTCAACACCCTGTGTATCAAGACCGTTGTCGATCATTTCGTCAATAAACAACACATTAATAGGTTGATACAATGATTCAAACACATCGCGGAATGCCCAGCTCATACTTAAGATAAGTCTATTACGCTCACCACGACTTAAATTATCAAAATCTAACTCTCTACCTAATTCTTCAATGCTTACAGTTAAGTCATTTTGAAATACCACAGTGTGTGGCAAACCAATGCGATCCAAGTAATGCGTCAGGCGAGCATTTAGATAGCTAAGATTTTGTTCAATAATCTTTTTACGGATGAAGCTGTCTTTGCTGGTGAGTAGCTTGAGCAAGAAGTCTTGGTGTTCTTGCAAGCGAGTAAGTTCATTAAGTGTGTCATAAGAAACCTCTTGTAGGGCTTGGTGTTGCATGTCTGCAATTTGTTCTGCGTATGGATCCACTTCTGCTACTTTAGCAACCAACTGTGTTTCTAAATTATTTAAATTGGCACGATGCTGAATGGCCTGCTCTTCCTGATCGTAAAAGGTTGTGGGTGGCTTGCCTAACACGCCCAAGGCTGCGTGGGCAGCCTCCAGGCTTGCCAGTCCGGTAGTATACTCATCGCAACTTTGTTGAGCCGTTGCCAAGTCCGCCTTCTTGCTCGCCAAGACCTGTTGGTGCTTTTCGTCGTGGAACTCTTGACCGCATGTATGGCAGGTATGTGATTCCAGTGAAATAATCTCCGCCTCCAATTTGGCCACCGCTTTGGCTTCACGGCCCTGGTCCAATTTCCCCCTGCTAATCGCTGTAGCAAAGTCGTTGATATCTTTACGCCTCTGATCCCATACAGTGTGTTCCTTGTGCGCCGCGATCTCAGCATCAATGTCAATCTCTTGCAGTGTCTCCAGCGCGGTCTTAATTTTATTCGTCTCTTCTTCATTTTTGGTTATCCATAACCCTTGCCTGCGTTTGAGCGATTCAATTTGTTCTTCAATGCGTTTGTTAGCTTCTTGTACAGCACGGATACGAAATTCCTCTTGCGTAATGCCGTCTTTGGTGGACTTGTTGACTTCTTTGATCTTGTCAGCACGTTCACTCAGCATGGTAATACCCAGCAACTGCTCAATAATAGTACGTTGTTCGTTGGCCTTCAAACTCAAGAACGGTTCTGTATAAGTGTTTAATGCCATGATATGCTTGAACATATCATGGCTTAATCCTAGCGTGTGCTCAATGGCATCTTGTGTTTCACGGCTGTCACCTTGCGCTTCATCTGTGATTTCTTGTTCTCTATTGTTGACATAGAACTTGAGCACGTTTGGTTTACGCCCACGCTCAATTTTATAGTCAGTACCGTTTACACTAAAATCTAAACTGACCAACATGTTTTTGCCGTTGGTTTTGTTGACCAAATTATCTTTGCGAATATTGCTGAGTGCTTGCCCATACAGGCTATAACTCAAGGCATTGATAATGGTCGTTTTACCTGTACCATTTCTGGATCCATCTCCGCCTAAGTCTAAGTTTTCACCCAATACCAGTGTGAGATCTTTCCGATCAAAATCGATTGCTTGTGTAGCATTACCTACACTCATGAAATTTTTAACAGTTAGATTTTTTATTTGTATCATAAATTTGGAGCCTGGGTCTTTATGTAGTGTAACACATCTTTTGTGTTTGTAAAGTATTCCGGTTGATAAAACGGCATTTCTTTCTTGTACACATGCTCTAATTCAGCATTGATATAACTTTCTTGAAACAAGGTCAGCGACGGAATCTCGCAATCTTGACCATTGGTTATGGCTGTGATAATTTGATTGCATTGGTCTTGACAGGTCAGGTACTGAACTCTGTTAAGAAACTGCTGGTGCATGTGATAAAACTCATCTGAAAAGTCAAACTTTTTTCCAACAAATGCTTCCAACTGCTTCAGTCGATCTACCAGTAAAGTTTGATTATAAAAACACCCGAGGTTAAAATAAAAAACATCAGCAGTTTCTGGATATTGCATTCGTTGTTGTTTTACCCAGTACCCATTGATTTCAGGATCCTTAAACCCAAACTTGTAAAACTCTCTTAGAACATATCTTGGAATATCGCTGTTGGTTTCGTTGGCTGTTAGAAACGGATATGACAACAATATTTGATCCAGTGTGTCTCGGTAAAATTTGTTGTTTAACTTGTTATAGGTGTCGTGCTCTAGGTCATTGTTGGCAATTTGCTGGTCTTTAGCCCTCAACAAACTCAGCGAGGAAAACAACAACAACTGATCTTGTGAAAAATTTATAGAGATAATCTTGTTTGCAGTTTTTAACTCTTCTGGGTAACGCTCGAACCAATGCCGTGCATGAAATACTTTTGACTTGTTGTATTCGTCTGTGGCCACGTGGCTAGTGCCCAACGTGGTAAACGGACTAAAATCAACCACGGCAGTATGAAAAAATTTATTAAGTAGTACTTCAAGAAAATGCCCATGTGCTCCAGCGACAAAGTCTATTAAAATTTTATTCATCAATAAGTGTTTTTCCAACTTATAAATTTTGATAGATCTTCAGCAACAATTTTGGATCATAAAATTCACTTTCAATGGCAGTAATTTGATCTGTTACAATTTGATCTACGCTTTCAAACTTGACTTCTCCTGGAGCCATGTCAATATCAATGTCTGTGCGTTTGCTAGGTATCAGGGCCATTTCTCTCAAATTATGATCCTTGATGAATGTTTCTTTGATAAAATTGGCTTCTTCGTAGCTGATGTCAATATCTAGTTCCACACGCACATGCATGTTTGGACGCAAAATATTTGCACCATTGTCTATACACTCACTTAGGCGTAGCACACGATATAGTGGCTGACCGTCCCAAGCGTGGAACTGGTGTGGTTTGCCCCACTCTAGAACCATCATGCCACGATCGGCATCGCCGGCGTCGGCAAAGTTGTGAGGGAAGCAGTTGCCAATATAGTTGATGTTCTTTTTACTCTGACGTAGATGGAAGTGTCCGCTGTAGACACTTTCAAATCCGTGGAACGAATCCACCTTAACTTCACCGTGATCGGGCATTTCTACCATGGCATTCATTTTAAAGTGCGGCAATTCAAAGTGTCCAAACATATACTTTCCTGATAGCTTGGGCAACTTCTTATGATCGTCACCAACTAACCATGGAGCAATAACCACATCACCATGATGAAACCAATCGTTGACAATAACAATGTTAGGAATATGTTTTGCCCATTCTGCTCCGTGAATGTCACGTTTGTCCCGATAATATAGATCGTGGTTACCAGGAATAAAATAGAAAGTTTCAAAAGCACGACTTAGTTTCTCCAAGGCTTGTACGCTAAACTGTAGCGTTTGTAGATTGATCGATGCACGATGGTTATGCCAATCGCCAAGGAAGAATCCAGTTTCGCAACCTTCCTCTTTGGCTTTGGCAATAAACCAATCAATGAATGCCTCGCAGTCATGATTGTGAACTAGGCTGTTTGATTTTAAGCCCCAGTGTATGTCCGTACACACCGCAGCTTTCTTAAATAGATTTGTCATCTAGTTATTGTACTATATCATCACCTGAAGTTACAACCACTACCGCACCAAAATTTGGATCCTTCTTGCCAGCGTTCTGACGAGTCCATGACGGATTCAATCCAGCCTGCTCTAACATGTCATCGCGAATGTTTTGATTTTTCTTTTCCAAATTCAAAATTCTAGTAAACGAGTTAGTGATAGCCGCTGTGTAATAAGCAAACGGATTTTGTGATTTACTTTCATCAAACTGTAGACCAATTTGACTTAACTGTAAGAGAGCTTGCCCACGCATTTCTTCATTGTAAGTATAGCCGCGCCAGTTGCTACGTGTAGCATAACGCTCGCACAGCTTCATGTACATGGTGGCCAAGGTGCGTGTAGTTTGTCCGTGATTCTTGCTAAACTCACCTGTTTTAAAATCTCCAATCCAGTGACTCTTGCCCACTTGAAATGGCACTTTGTTTGCATCAATGCGATAGTGATAAAAAGGAGGAAAGTTTAAACGAACATGCTTTTCGTCCAAAACAGGTTCGTCAATCAAGTCGGCCAGTGGATCATCTGCATCTAACTCTAACTCAAAAATATCATCTAGTTTTTTCTTTTTAGATTGTGTTTTTGGAATCTTTTTGGGTGCCATTGGTATGTGTTCCCACATGGTAATACGGAAAACTAAGTCGGTATTTGGGATCTTTTTAGGATCTACAATGATGCCTTCGCGCTTGAGTCTGTCAGCACGATTGCGGCGGGCTTCGGCAATCGTGCGTTGATTGATCTTTTCCAACGTGGGCAAAATAATATCATACTGATGATCCAAAACAGGATCTAGGTAACTACAGTAGGTATTTTTGCTAAGATGTATTTGCTTCAGAATATCTCTGTTATTGAGATAGTTTGTTTTTGCTGGTGTTTTTACTATGGGCGTGGCCAATGTATATCTCCTAATTAGATATTTATTGTAGCATAAAAACCACAGTTGTCAACCTCTAATCATTAAATATGCCGTTTTTTATTGCGGTAAATATATGGATAACAGGACTGAATGATGCCGTATATAAACGTCGACGGAAGATTAACCGAAGTAACCCAAGAACAATTTGACATCTATACCATTGGGCAAAACTTAAATGCGTCCTTAGCCACCGTGCAAACCAGTGCAGCAAATATTGCTGCTGGCGGAACAGTTACACAATCAGATTCAATTACAAACACAATTTTGACTCCAAACACTGTTAATACCAGTCCAGGACAACTATTAGAGACTACATCTGCAACAGCAATATTTACTCCGTCACAGCTTGATGCCCAGACATCTAGTCTTGGTGTAGCTGGCGAAGAAGGATTTATTACTACTGACACTTATAGCGGCCAAAACAGTTTAACTGCTGAAGAATTAAATGCCATTGCTGACTCCCAAGGAGTATCAGGCGAAGAAGGATTTATTACCTCTGACACTTATAATGGACAATCTAGCCTAACTGCTGAAGAATTAAATGCCATTGCTGCCTCCCAAGGAGTATCAGGCGAAGGTGACGAACCAGTAACAAACTCTGGAGTAGGAACATCGTCAGACAGCACCAGTGCCACAGCAAACATACAAGGTTTGGTTAGCAATGCTCAACAACAACAGACCATTGCTGACCAACGCAAACAAATCAACAACGGTGATTGGCGTGTTCGCTTACGTCTAGCACCGCAGAGCAATTACTTGTACAACGCACCAACACCGGGCATCATGCAACCGTTGAAAGTCACAGACGGAATCATATTTCCGTATACTCCACAAATTGACACATCATACAAAGCCAATTACGAAACCTATGACCTAACGCACAGTAACTATCGTGGATATTTTTATAAAAACAGTTATGTTGACGCTATCAGTCTCAAAGCACAATTTACCGCACAAGACACCAACGATGCCAATTATTTGTTGGCAGTAATAACATTTTTAAAATCCGCGACCAAGATGTTTTATGGTCAAGACACACAAAGAGGCGCACCACCTCCACTGGTTTATTTGAGCGGCTTTGGCGACTATCAATTTAGAGAACATGCTTGTGTGATCAGCCAGTTCCAATACAACTTGCCCGACAACGTGGACTATATCCGTGCCGGAAGCCCCAACAATGTTGGCTTGAACTTGACCAGCATTCGTGATCGTCAAAGTGTAGCAACCAACAGCATATTTGGCAGTATCAATCGTTTGGCTGCTGCTTTCTTGCCCAAAGGTGGCACAACTGGCGCATCAGCACCGCCTACCTTGGGATTGAATCGTCCGACCTATGTGCCAACTAAAATGGATATCAATTTAACCTTATTGCCCATGCAAAGTCGCCAACAAGTCAGCAAACAGTTCAGCGTTAAAGAATTTGCCAACGGCAACTTAATCAAAGGAGGATTCTGGTAATGCCAGCAACCTACGATCCAACCAGCCCTTACTATACTACTTCTTACAGTCAATTCTTTTTGGATGTAATGACCAATCGTCCTATTCCTAAAGAATCTGACGACATTTTGTTTAAAATTAATTCTACCTATCAATATCGCCCAGATTTATTGGCATACGACTTGTACGACAATTCTAACTTGTGGTGGGTGTTTTATCAACGCAACCCTAATACTTTGCAAAAGCCACCACTCGACTTCAAAGTCGACACCATGATTTACATTCCAAAAATTTCTACACTACAGACAGCGTTAGGATTCTAACATGGCAGTTCCGACGATACAAGAACAAATTGCTGCAGTCAGGGCCTCGGAAGCTGGCATTTTGCCTCCGGCTAGTGCTGGACAAGTGACAGTAGCACAAGACGATGCACCGCCACCAACTCTCCAGCAACAAATTAACAATGTTGATGCTGTTTATCAAGCTAATCAAGGCGCCAACAATTCTGCTTATGTGGCCACCAACGGTTCGGGCACTGGAGATACGTTGTCCGCATCCAACAGTCAAGCAACGCCAGCTAGTGTTCCAATTGTGCAGGCCGCCGACACTAATCGAGACGTAACGGCAACCATTAATGATGTGGCCACACCTACTACAAATGCAGGAGCCAGTACCGGAAGTGCAGATGCAGCACAACAAACAAGAAATTCCACGGCACAAGAAATTGATAACGTATTTTCATCAGCTGGGCCTATTGTTCCACAACCAAATGTGCTAGATCAGTACAGCAGTTACACTTATCAGGCCAGTTTTTATTTAATGAAGCCAGAATCATTTCAGGCCATGGTCAACGCTAAAAAGTTTAACCCAGCCGGTAGTCAATTGTTATTTCAAGATGGCGGAGCCGCTGTAACAGGGCGCAATCCTTATTTTAGCAACGATTATTATATTGATCGTTTTGAAATTCACTCAACTATTTCTGGCAAAGGTACAGGAACAGCGCACAATGCCAACGTGATCAAGATGACTGTGGTAGAGCCCAACGGTATTACCTTGATTGAAAATCTGGACAAAGCCGTGACTGAATACTTGGGCACTGCCGGCAGTCCTCCCAAGAAGAAAAACTTCCAGGCACAATTATATCTACTAGTGCTTAAATTTTGGGGCTATGACGACAGCGGAAAATTAGTACAAGCTGGCCAATCGCAAACTAGCGCACCCGGTAGTGTCGCTTCTACTCCAGCCATTGTGACCAAATATTTTCCAATGGTGTTGAACGGTATTAAATTTAAAATTGCAAACAAACTAGTAGAGTACGAATTTGAAGGCACCTCAGTACAGTATCAAATCAACACTGGTCAACTTAGAGCAGTGGTGCCTTATAACATTGAATTAAGCAGTACCACATTGAAAGATGCGTTCAACGGCGCAGCCGATGTGACAACCACCAGCTCAACAACAGCAACCACCACAGGTGGAGTAACAACAAACACAACTACTTCTACGTCAACCGTTCCACCTCGAGACGAACAATCTAGTACTGAACCAACTGCTCCACAAAAAGCTGACTCAGCACCCACTACAAAATTAACAGTCCGCCAGGGTATTGTGGCAGCAATGAACAACTATCAACTTGAACTGGTCAAATCAGAACAAATTACCATACCAGACACTTACAGCGTGGAGTTTGTGACTGACGCCGTTGCTCAAGCAAAAATTGCCAAAGTAGGACAAGCCGATTCAAAAGATCCTATGCCCGTGGGCGGCACAGCCAAGCAACAAATTGATCCAACTGCACAGTCCGGCAAAGATCCTACAACAAGAACATTAAGTATTACAGCTGGTGCACCGATGGTGCAAGTTATTGACCAGTTGATTAAAAATAGTACCTACATCGAAGACCAACAAATTGTCAAGGTACTTGAAAAAAACGGAATTCAAGTACCCAACGGAAAGCCTGGCAACAATTTGGCCTGGTACAAGATCAGCATGCAAGCAACACCCAAAGCCTACGATCCCAAGCGTAATGCTCCGGCTTACAACATCAAATATATTGTCCATCCGTACAAAGTGAACGACATGGTCAGTAACTATTTTAATAGTCCCAAGTACAACGGAGTTCATAAACAGTATAACTATTGGTTCACTGGTCTTAACACTCAGGTGTTGGCGTACGAACAAACTTACAATAACTTGTACACGCAGGTGTTGTCGGGCGGCCCTTCAAACCCTAACTCAAACAATCAATCCAATGTACAAATGACTCCGGCCACTCGTAGTGGACAAAGCAGTCAAGGTGCAATTGGACGTGCCAACGAACCTGCTGCTAACGCTGCTGACTATTTGTATAGCCCAGGGGATAACGTAAGTGCTCAGATGAGTATTGTGGGCGATCCAGCATGGTTACAACAAGGCGAGATTACATTTGGTGTCGACTCAAAGAATTTCAATTTCAAAGGATTCAATGATGACGGCACTATTAATTTTGATGCACAACAAATTTTATTTGAAGTGTTGTTTAACGTGCCAACAGATTATAATTTAAACACTGGTTTAATGGATCCAAATGTTCCAGCCAGCACCAGCAACGCCAGCGGATCTGCTGCCGCAAGTGTTGGCATTCAACCAGGATCTCTAAGAAAAAGTTTTATATTCTTGGCCACAGAAGTTGTCAGTGAATTTGTCAAAGGCAAATTTACGCAAACATTAAAAGGCAGTAAAATTAATCAATTTGACAATCAAACAAGTAAAACTGGTGCAGTGGCAAGACCGGCGTCCAACACAGAACCAGCAACAGCTGGCACTGCCAACGGAGCCAGAACACCCAACTCGAGCACTGGTCCAAACGGTATAAATTCTATTCCAACCACATCGCCGTCAGTTGCGCCAATTGAGAATAATGGATCAGCACAACCAAATACAGCTGGTGCTTCGCTGGCAGTGGACAACTCTGGAGTGTTGATTCAATATCCACCCAATCCCAACAGCAGCGAAGCCATTGCCACTGCTAATTCACCGCAGACAGCGTTGCCAGCTACCAATCCAAGAGCAGCACCCACGTCCGACGGAGGAATCGTGGTTGTTCCAGCCAACGCAGTTAATACTAATTTAGGTACAAATTTAGCACCTGCTCCGCCGACCCTGCCAGTTAAGAATGGCAATGAAACTGCTGAACAATATCTGGCCAAATTCCAGGATACGTCGACCCAGCAAGTAAATACAACTCCACCGCAAAAACTAAACAAGAGTGATCAATAATGGCAGAGAATATACAACGGTCAACGGGCCGTGCCCAGAATTATAAACTAGATCGAGGAGGCCAACCCGCAGAGGGTGGCCCGTTTGTTGGCACGGTGGTTAACAACATTGACAACACTCGTCAAGGTCGGTTGCAGGTTAGCATTCAAGAGTTTAGTGGAATCAACAAAGACGGCTCACAAAACCTGCAAGACAAATCACAGTGGCGCACAGTCAGTTACTGTCCGCCGTTTTATGGCGCAACTCCTTTGACCAGCGGTACCAGTACTGGCACAGGAACATATCCAGGCAACCGCAACACCTACGGCATGTGGTTCACCCCGCCAGACCTTGGAGTACAAGTGTTGTGTTTCTTTGTCAACGGCGATCCCAACCAAGGCTATTATGTGGGCTGTATTCCTGCTCCAGGACAGAATCACATGGTTCCAGCTATTGGTGCCTCAACAAACTATGTAGTAGCCGAAGGAAACAAAAATCAAGAAACTTATTTTGCCAACAGCAAGTTATTGCCTGTAGCAGAGATCAACGTAAAAAATGATGCCATTGCTGACAACCCTAAATTCTTTGATCAAAAGAAACCTGTGCATTCATTTGCAGCCGCTGTGTTGTTCCAACAAGGCCTTCAAGATGATCCTGTGCGCGGCAGCATAGGATCCAGTAGCCAACGTGAAAGTCCTAGCAGTTGCTATGGTATCAGCACTCCGGGTCGAGCCATTTATCAAGGCGGTGCAAATGAACAAAATATCAAAGCCAAGTTAAACGACTCAGCAACACAAACAGCCAGCATTGCTGTTATTGGTCGTAGAACTGGTCATACCTTTGTTATGGATGACGGCAACCTTGAAGGTGCTGACAATCTAATCCGTATCCGCACAGGCAAAGGTCATCAAATTACCATGAGTGATGACGGCAACTGTTTTTACATTTGCCACGCCAACGGACAAACCTGGGTTGAGCTGGGCCAAGAAGGCACCTTAGATGTGTTTAGTACCAACAGTATTAACCTACGCACAGAAGGCGTATTAAACTTGCATGCCGACAAAGATATTAATATGTTTGCTGGCGAAAAGATCAATATAAAAAGTAAAAAAGAACTCACTATACAAAGTGAAGATGAGCTATCAATTGCATGTAAACAGGCCATGACCCTGTTTAGCGAAAGCAAACTAGGCCTTAGATCCAACACGCAGTTTGCAGTTAAGAGTAAAACAACCACAATTGATGGTGGCACAACATTGAGTCTCAAAGCCACTGCTATTGCGTTAAATGGTGGCCCTACTGTGGGTGTAGATGCGCCTAAAGGACTTACTAAGTATGTCATGCCAGACACTTCGTTTGATAATAGCACAGGCTGGACTGTGGCTGCTGATGGATTGGAAAGCATTGTGACCCGTGCACCAACGCATGAACCATGGCCATATCATAACCAAGGTGTATCAATTAAAGTAGATTTAGAAACTGGTCAAACAACACCGTCGCCCGGTGCACCGCCTATGCCACCAGGAACTACTATTACCATGACCGGTGCCAATGCGGCAAAAGTGGCCGAATTGAAAACAAACCTGGACAACTATAAAGCATCTCTAGTTGGAGACGAAGAACTCCGTGCCAGAATTATTGCGGCCAATGATACTAGATTATTGCCTGAGATTGATCAAGTGATTGCTGACAGAAAGAGAATAATTGCAATCACGGAACAACAAATTGCAGCCTTAGAGCGAGGGTAACATGGCAATATTTAAATATACTCTCCCAAGTGGTAACACCTTTGAGCTGGATGCTCCTGCTGGCACTACTCAAAATCAAGCAGATTTTATTTTTTACAGCCAAGTAGCTGCAGGCAGTCTTGTAGGCTACACAGTTGGGCAGGTATTGACCAGCGCAGAGACAAGATTAACCAACTTTGAATTAAGTCGTTTACAACGTGACACCGCTGGCGTTGACCGTACAACCATTCTGTCAATTGTCACAGGAGAACTGTCAACTACAATTCCGTCCTTGGTCAATATACCGCTGATGCCAATCAATGCTGCTGATTATGCTCGTACACAGGCATTATTTCCATTGGGTGCAGATCCAGTCGGCCCGTTAACCCCAGATGAGGTTGTGGGATTGATTACCACCACTGATGTTTATGTGGATCAGCAAGACGATACAATTACCGATACAGGAATTGGAAATTATAATCTTGATCCTGAAACCTTGGAACAAGCAGGCTATTTAAAACCTGGCACCAGCAATTATCCAGACTTTGCTTGCGTGGTTGGCACACCAAGTGTGTGGACCGGAAAGGACGGTGTAACTTCCGTGCTTGGCATATTAAGTGATCCAAGCCTACAAGCCAAGATACAAAATCAATCACTACAAAACAGCTACAATGCGTTAACTGCTGACGGCACAATACAAATAACTCAAAGTCAAGCGGCCAGCACAAGCACAGGACAAATTTATGGAGCTGCTGGCTTGGCCACCTTGAGTGCTGCTGCACTTGTAGCAGGCAAATCAGCCTTGTCTGGAAATCTTAATAACACTATACAGTCTGCATTTGGCAGTATCAGTTCCTTGGGCGGAGATGCAGCAACTCGAGTGGCTGGCTTATTCAGCACCCCAATCAACAATATATCAACCATTGCCAGCGGAGCAGTTAACAGTGTCACCCAATCTATTGCTAATTTAAGTGCATCAGCAGTGAAAACAGCCAATGCCGCAGTTGGCTCCTTGATCAACAATGCTTCTCAGTTTACAGCACCAGTAGCAGCTGCCTGGGCCAAAGGCAGTGCAGCATTTAACGAAGGCCTAGGATCGGCGCAAGGTGTATTAAACAGTGCAGTTGGCCAAGCCAGGGGATTAATAACATCAACTGGATTGTCTAATGCAATTTTAAATCCACAAGGAGCTGTTACCAATGCCCTGGGCAGTTTGTCAGGACTAACTGCAGGCACGTTGGGATCACTGGGAACTCAAGCCAAGAATTTGATAGGATCATTGAGTGGTAGCCTTGATTCTTTTGGCAAAATGTCACAATTTGGAGCAGACTTTAGTTTGTTCAGCAGTAATAGTATTGTGAGCCCAACTAAGATTGCGGCAGGATTTAGCAACACAGTCAATCGTCAAACAGTGGATGCCGCAGTCACACGCATACTAGGAAATGCCAAAATACCTACTCCTAGTTTTGAATTTCCAAGTAATCTAACTGCAGGAATCAATGCGGATATTGCACAAGCTCAAACCAAACTGTCTGACCTGAAAAAACAATCTTTTGGATAGGTTAAATACAGGATGACTACATTTATTGGATTTAACACCATTGATCAAAACAAAAAGTTTACTCTAGTAGACACAGACTTGATCAAACGAGACCTACTTAACGCATTTAATATTCGCCAGGGCGAACTAGTAGGGCGTCCTGGCTATGGTACGGTCATTTGGGATTATGTTTTTGAAAATCAAACACAAGAAACTTTACAAAGTCTTACTACAGAAATTGAACGTGTTGTTGGCGGAGATCCTCGAATACAGGTAGCTGATCTACAAATATTCCCACAACAGCATGGTATCTTGATTCAGTTAGAACTCACAGTTATTCCGGGGCAGACAGCAACTCTGCTATCGGTATTCTTTAACGAACAAACACGCCGCGCTAGTTACGTTTAACTACCCAGATTATTCCTGTAATAAATAATACAACAACGGAATAACCATGGCCACAACTACAAGACAAACAGCTATATTTGGTGTTGAAGATTGGAAACGAATCTATCAAAC